GTATTCTGGAGACAGATTCTTTTTAAATTGCCCCTTACTAACTGGACTATTTTGCCTACCAACTCTATCAACAATGTTATCCACAATATATTGGGCAACCTCAGCTTTAACAAGCTTCTTATCAGACTTAGATACCTTACTAAGATCTAGCTTAATCTTCTTGATTACCGCTTTCGCCATCTTCTATCTCATCCTCATTATCATTTGTTGATTCGTCAATAAAGCTCGATGCATTGGTTATTGCAAGCTTCATGTTTTCCTCATGCTTGGCAAGTAGGCTCTCAAGAGCATCTTCTCGACTTAGCTTAGGATTCTCTTCAATCATTGCATCAACTTTATTTATAGTTCCTAGCTCCATTCGCGACTTCATCGCTGCAAGCCTCTCAACTTCACTAGAGAAGTGTTGCGGCTTATCAAACTCGAGCATATAAAGAACCTCATCAACGCTACCAATATCATTGAACCCAATAGATAAACCTGTCTTTGTATCGACTAAGTTTTGTTGCCACCTGTTACCAATCTTTAGAATGTTACTCTCTTTATCCATGTATTGCTCTTGTTCATCTTCAATTGCAGTCATAGGCTCAGAGTTTTGAATTATTTCCTGTATTCCTGATGATGCGCTACTTCCATCTAATTTACCCTGGATAGAGTTAACACCGAGATCATTTGTAGATAATAAGAAAGCAACGTATTGCTCAATCATTGTCATGTGATCACCGATCGGAGGATTAGAACTCGCAAACCCGATGCTCGGCGTTACTTCACCTTCCTCGACTTTCATTGTGATGGCTTTGTTTGGACCTATCTTAAATGTCTTTGGAACATTAGAGCCGAACATGTAAAACAGTCCCATACCTTGCACCTTAGCAATAAAGTATAAGTCTGTTAATAAAGTGTTGATAAGTATTGAACCGTCGACAATGTCTTCACCGCCTGTAGACCAAAATGAGTTATCTTGATCTTTAGAGAAGAATGTAAAGGGGAGCTCATTAACAGGATTGCTTCTATCTTGATCTTCATTGTCGTCTTTGTTTATGTATTCGCCCTTGGCGTTACAAGTAAAGTGATAATTCTTAGACCAGAAAACATACTCTTTATTTTCATCCCCTGGAGAGTCTGCAATTACTTGCTGCTTGCCATCGCCATCTCTAAAGTTGCCCTTAAGACCCGACTTGTTTCTGTTTTGTGGACTGGAATAGTTCTCGTTAACTGACTTATTACTATAGTGACTAAGTATTACAGCTCTAACCATAGATCTATTATCTTGATCTTCGACAACGTCAAACTGATGAGGCGCTAATACTTCGAGCATATGCGCCCACTTGCCATCTACAGCATGATTCTTATAAGGCTTGTTATACACTGCGACATTTCTGAAGGCTTCCTTATATCTATCAACCTTCTTCATTGTCGAGTTAAGGTTTAAGAGATCTACCATGCTGGAAATATAATCACCTTCACCATCGACCAAAGGTGTTCTAATAGGAGCATTCTTGTAAACTCGAGCTTTCTTCTGAACCATCTTTTTAAACATGTTAACGGTGGCAATTCTCGACTGCATCTCGTTAACAGTCTCCTCATCCATCTCAAGAGAAAGGTTTTCTAGTATGTATTTCTTGATTCTATCTCTATAGATCTCGTATCTTTTAAATGACTCTTTCTTTCTAGATACGTTTTCTTCACCTTCAATCTCTTCAATAAGCATCGCTCTAAAGTCTTGGTCGAGTAGTTTTTCTTCATTATAGATTTGCATTTACATTGCCTTGTATGAGTTAAAGTTATCTTTACCTTGTAAATTGTATTCGTGAGTTACCAAATAGTCTAGGGTGTCGGACGCGTGAGTTAAATCAACATTAGTTCCGTCTTTAGTAAAATCTTTCTTTTGTACTACTTTCTTCATATCCTTCCATAGTACAGGGCATTTGTCTTTATTGATAAATAAGTAACCATGGTTAAATAATCCATTAACTAAGACCTGTCTTTTCTTGAGTCTTTCGTTTCCTGATGATCTATACCTGACAGTTCCAAATGTTTCTTCTAGAACTTTAACATCCGACTTACCTGTAGTTTTCCTATTCTTACCCGATGCATCAACAGTGACAACAATATTACCAAGGTGAGCATAAAACTTTTGCTCTATCGCATCCCTCAACGCATAAGTATCAGCACCATTATATTTAAGAACTATTTCATCAACAAAGTGAGTGTATTTATTTGAGCCTTCATAATATATCTGAGCAATAGTACAGTGCATGTTCCCAACATTGAAGTCGACATTGCAATAGATAGGCATGTTAGTGTCGAGCTCTTTCTCTGATCTATTCTTAATAAGATCAAAGGCATAGTAAAATTTGTTAGTTCCAATATTACCGATCTTTCCAGCTTTAAATATTTTGAGCTGCATTGGATCAAGCATACCCTCAAGATAGGCACCGTAATTCTCATCTAGGTATATATTCTCATCAGTATCAGAGTTTAATAGTTTGAATGTATTAGGCTTAGTTTCGTTAATCTTTTCTTGCTTCTCTACAAAGTCTTCAAGCCATCCATAAACGTCTTCTGGAGTACCGACCATTATCTTCTGCTTGCATGGTGCGTTCTTAACCCTGACTCTTCTTAGCATCTCATTTATTCTATCGTACTGAATAAGTGACATCTCATTAATTAAGCAATAAGCGAGGTTAGGTCCAGCGATAGGCTTTTCCCCTGTAAATATAAACAAAGGTTTCTTATTCCATATAAATTTATAGGTATGATCTGAGCCGTGAAACCACCAATGTACGTTTTGCTTAAGACCAAGGTGCTCAACAAGTATCTCTTCGAATAATGGCTTAATATCTCTTTTAAAGTCTGAAAATGAAGGACATAGGAAGCCCCCAGAATAACCCTGGTTAAGTGCTGAAAGCTGTAGAGCCTTTCGTACTGCACCGTGCGATTTTCCGCCTCCCAAGCCGCTGCTCTGCATTATAATATCGGTATCATTATCTTCATACAGCAACTTTTGTGTCGGTAACATATCCCAATTATCAAGGTCTATGTTCATTTTTTCATATGATTGTTTACAGTGACGCTTATTTCCTCAACATCTTCGTGGTTTTTATCAGCCCAACTACAAAGATTTTTCAAGCAGAATATTAGCATCACAGTGTTACCTGCAGAAGCTTGCTTAATAGCTGTTTGAACTAACTTTAACTTTGTTCTCGAAAGCTTTTGAAGTGCGTAATCCGTGAATGTTTTTTGGTATCTCTTTTTTATATGATTCTTTATAGTATTCTCGTGAACCTCTAGAATATCGGCGCACATAATTAAGGATGACTTGCAAGCCAATAAACCCTCTAACTTATCCCAACTAAAAGGAGCAGATAGCGGATCATAAGCCTTTTGTTTTTTCTCAGACATTACAACCTCTCTTTTTCGAGCTCTTCATATGTTTGACCGCTAGACTCAAGAGTTGCTATTTTACCGGTGTATTCTTGCCACCTTTTAATAATTACATCGCAGTACTTCTCATCAAGCTCATTGCCATAACAGTATCGACTTGTTTTCTCGCAAGCTATCAGTGTGCTTCCACTTCCTAGAAATAAATCCAAAACAACCTTCCCAGTCCCGATAAAGTGAGACATAGCGTTCTCAGAAAGAGCGACAGGCTTTTGAGTTGGATGAACATAGCTAGAAGGAGCGTCTTTACCAATATCCCACACAGCCATCGGGCGCTTGTCTATAAACTCAGGCTTACCCTTGTTACAGTATATTGCAATCTCATAATCGGGGCAGTAATCAGACTTTAAATCTCCCATACCACCGCCACCTTTAGACCATATAATTGTTGATTTATAATAAGACTCAAACATCTCTCGCCACTTAGGGTAAACTTGTTGTGATGTCCAAATAAACCAGGCTGTATTTTCTTTAGTTGCAAACTCCAGGCATGGTAAGAAGTCTAAAAAAACATCGTCGTTCTTAAGTACATCAAACTCACTCTTATTTTTCCTAGAGTTAGACTTAAAACTGACTCCGTATGGTGGGTCTGTGAAAACCATATCAGCTTTCTCACCATCCATTAACTTCTCAACATCATCAATCATAGTTGAATCACCACACATCAACCTATGATTTCCTAACAACCATATATCACCTCTAACAGTTATTGGATTTTCAACCTCTGGAACTGCATCTTCATCTGCTTGCGGATCAAGAACATCTATTTCTGGGACTTTAAAATCTTCTATTCCCAATAAGTCTACATCTTCAATATCCAAGTGCTTTAAATTATCATAAACACTTTGAAAATCTAACTCAGCCCACCTAGCGATCTCGTTATCAGATATTAAATAGGCATACTCTTCTTCTTCGCTGTCAAAATCTTGAAAGTCAACGGGCAACTGTTTCATACCCAAGTTCAAAGCAGCCTCCAATCTTCCATGACCAGCAACGAGCATGTTAGTCCTGTTTGAAACTATAAGCGGATTTCTAAAACCCTGATAAGTTATTAATTTTTCAAGTCTTTCTATTTGCTCAATAGAGTGTCGGTTTGCATTTTGGGGATTAGAATTTATTGTGGATATATCAACCACAACTACATTCTTTGATTTTATATCCATTACAGACTCACTGAGCTGTCAGTACTTCCAAACATGTTAGCTACATCTTCTTTGTCTTTAGCTTCTTTTATTCTTCTAATCTTTTCCATCTCTGAAACTGATTTTTCTTCTGCGGCTTGCAAGGCGGCTCTAGAAAAAGTCTTAGCATACTCTTTAGCTACAAATTCAACGTGATTAGTTTTAACCTTAAATACGCTTCCGAGTTCTGCAATTCTTATCTCTTTGGCAATATTATCGATGCATAACTCTTTACGCTCATGGTCTAGTATAAATCTTTTTATTTGTTCGTTGCTTTCAAACAAAGTCTCGACCTCTCTATTAAAAGTGGTCGCTATGAAGTCTCGTGTAGACATGATTACTCCTAGATTGCTGGGTTTCTAAGTTTTTCTGAGTCCTGACTTTTTATCTGATTAATCATGTTTAAAGCGTCTTGATTGTAGACTCTCTGCATAATTCTTTCAGATCTTAAGTAAGTTACTTCATGTTTATGATTAT